TCAGATTTTAATACTGATACCAATCTCATTACTTGGTAATTCTCTCAATGCCATTAAATCAACTGTAAAAACAGTAGGATCATCTTTATAGCTAACATCAAGCAAACTAAAAAATTCGTAAATTTTAATAATGTAAATTTCTTTCCTTCCATAATAGATTGGCGTATTTTCCCTTATACACTTTTTTAATTTTAATAAAATCACATTAATCACTCCCCATTACATAAAAATTGTAATGTAAGGTTGCTCCAACTTTATCATATTTCAATAAATATTTGTTATAATTATGCAAATTTTCCTAACTTATTATTAATTTCTATAAAAAAGAGCACCACTACTCATGATGCTCAACAAGCCAAATAACTGTGCCTCCCCTTTTTCCTGCACTCTCTCCCACTTGCTAACCCAAAAAACAAAATGCGTTGGCGAGAACTTTCGATTTCTACCAACGCATCACTCACTTACCACTAAAAATGGTGTATTCCACTCAACCTCTATATCTAAGCCCTCGCCCTTTCGCTCATATACCATAATCTTGTCAATTAGCATAACCAAATCCATATGGGTCAGTTCCTTTTTATCAATGATCTCCTTCAAGATATCCAGAGCACTTGCTATCTGCTCTTTCTCATTATCCCTGAGTTCCTGTACGCTTTCTGCCTCAACCAACTGGCGTTCCAGTTTCTCAAGCTCGGCGCTTGATTCTTGTGTCATTTCAAGGAACAAATCCTCGTTTATCAATGCCTTCGCAAGCTGCCTCGAATAATTCTTTATCTCACCCTTTTTGGCGTATATAGCAGTTTGTAACCTCTCGATAACTTTTCCATTATCCTTGTTAGATTGCTGTCTCTCCTCAATGCTCTTGTCGAGATCATCCAGTTTGAGAAGCCCACTTTGGTAAAGAACTTCAAGTTGCTCAAAAATAATAATGTCAACATCATCATGGCTCAATATGTGCCTTGAACAGTATGCTTTGCCGTATTTATTATAAGTAGTACAAACATAAAACAATTTCCTGCCACTCTTACTTACTGAGCCAATGGTAACAAGGTTTTTCCCACACTCTCCACACTTTAAAAGACCAGTATACTTATAAATTGATTTGCTTTTAGCCCTTACCCCGTTCTCTACCCTTTTAATAAACATGGAGTTGACAGCTTCAAATTCAGCTTTATCTATAATTGCTGGAATAAGCCCTTCATGTACAATTTGCTCTTCAGGCGCAACCTTTATGATTTTCTTACCATTAATTTTGTTTCTTTTAGTTACCCCTCTTCGGACTGTCCCTATATACACATCATCCTTCAGAATCCGCTTAACCGTGTCACTATACCAAAGATGTTTATAATCCCACTCCTTTATCCATCCATATCCATACAAGTTTTCTTTCCTTATGGCTGGTGTTTCTACATGATGCTCATTCATGTATTTGGCGATTTTATTAAGTCCATTTCCTTCGGCATATAGGCGAAAAAGAAGCCGTACTGTTTCAGCGGCTTCTTCATCAATGATGCATTTAGTTTTATCAGCAGGATCTTTCATATATCCAAAATGCGTGACATTAACCTCTCCGTTTTTCTGTTTAGTTCTCAGGGCAGCTTTCGTTTTCTTGCTGATATCCTTGACATAAAGTTCATTAAACCACGTCTGGATTCCTCTAAAGTTTTCATCATTGTTTCCACTTGTTAAAAGGACTTTAACCCCTTTGTCCTCAATTTCTTCCATGAATAGAAGTGTTTTGGCATTATGTCTTCCTATTCTTGAAAGGTCTTTAACTACCAGAACATCAAGTTCACCACCATCCACTAATTCAAAAATATTTTTTATTCCTGGTCTATTGTAAGAATATCCGCTGATGTCGTTGTCCTCAATAATATCAATCAATTCAATTCCCTGATCTTTAGCGAAATCCCTAATCGTGTCCATTTGGCTTGAAATACTTTCCTTGCTACCATCTTCATCCCTTGAGATTCTTGCATATCCATAAGCTCCCATTATTCTCTCCTCCAAATATTATTACTCATCGACCTTCATGTTACTTCAATGGTACTGTGATGATAGATCGTTTACCCCTACTAAGCAAGCAATTTTAGGCTCTTTAAGCGATTATTAATCACCTGTTCCAGTGCTTTTTCCCATGAGATAGTTCCTTTGAATTTATGTGTAACCGAGTTAATACTCGGATGATTTTGATATTCAATCTTTCTCTCTTCCATTTTTTCTCCTCTCTAAAATATAAGGGCTTACCTTTTGGCAAGCCCCGCAAACTATTACCATAACCTTAAGGCATAAAAAATAAGCCTTGCGGCTTTAGCTGAATTGGAACTCATAAATTATTTTCATTGTGTGAGCCGATGTCTTAACAATAGGCGAGTCTAGTCTTTTCCTTGCTGTAAGGTTGTAATTTTTTAACCCTTCAACACTTGAACCAAACGTCCCAATAATTGTGTTACTGTTTACGCTTGTTCCACCAACATTAAAAGACACTTGATAGCCAAACAATAAGTTATTATTCTTATAGGTAATATTCCTTACTTCGTTGACTAATATGTTGTGGATAGGCGTGAGGGCACCAGTAGCAAACTCAAGAATATACCAGCTGATTGGTATGTAGGTGCTAGAGCAGGCCACATACATAATTCCGTTTTTCACAACTAGTGCTATCGTTGCATCCCATTGACTTGTAGGAGCAAAGGCTTTTACAAGCGCCAAAGTATTAAAATTAAGCAATCTGATATTCCTACTTGGACTACTACCGTGGACATAAATATAATTTTCATCAACATGGGAAACCCCTAAATATCTTGTTCCATTTTCATAAACATACCCTTGCTGACCAGTGCTAGAAATAAACGTTCCGGATGAGAGATCCTGCCTAATAATCTCGTTGTTAAAATAATAGTAAATGTAGTTATCCTTAACTACAAAAAATATATCGTTGCTTCCCACAGTCGTCTTTAAAGTAAAGGTCCAAATTTCCTCGAAAGTAACCGGATCAATTTTGTATAAAGTGCTTCCAAGTCTAGCCCAGTAATACCCATCGCCGTATGTTATATAGTTTCCTGCGTACGCTCTTTTGCAGGTGCCAACATACTCTAAATTTGTACCCAAAGCAAGCGGAGGAGTGTTTAAAGTTGCTGGAGTTTCAGGATATTTATACACCCAAGAAACACTGCCTATAGTTCCATTGGCCTTATCTGTTCCGAAGTCAAATACCCAGTGAGCCTTATCCTCATTAGCATAGGATTCCACTTGATTAATCGTGCCTTTTAAAACATCAGCACCAACATAAGGTACACGGTCTGCGTAACCAATGATATTGCCAGAAAGTCCTGTTTCAGTTGAAGGCGATTCATCGTCTGTAGAGTTTGTTAATACTAAGTATCTAAACATACCGTCATAGTTATTAGTTGAGGAGCTAGCAGATTTTAAGAGCGGCAAGGCCGCAGAATTATTATAGCACTGAGGTACAAACAAAGCCTTTTGAGCCTGTTTCAGCGCCTTCGTGAGAATAAAGTTTGCTATAAAATTGTCACCTTCTTGTTCATCAGTCAGCTCTCCAGTCTTTGCGTCATACAGCTCTATTCGGACGTGCCCTTTTACCCCCAGTTGTTCAAGTTGTAAATTTTCTTTCATGTATACCTCCCTTTAAATTAGCGTCATAATTACAGACACAGCGTCGGATGTTGGGACTACATATTCATCCAAACTATAAGAATCAACAAGGGTTTTCACTACAAAGTAATTAACATCAACTCCTCCCTGGCTAGAAGATAAATTTGTTGTACCGTCAGAATTAATGCAAGCAAACTCAACCCCCGTAGCGTCATAAAAGTGAACTGAGCCATCTTCTAGCACTTGCATAGAACCCTGATTAGAGCCTCCTACAGAACCTGGGGCGATTCTCATTGAAGCCCTGGCGTCAACCCCTTCAGCACTATCTACAACAACATCAATGTATCCTCCATATTGGCTAACATCTATACCAGGATCTCCCTTGTCTCCTTTTGGACCTTGTATGCCAATTACTGAGGATACACCCATGGGTTTTTCAATAATGCAGGGTTCAATATTTCCCCTTACAACGACACTTATAAAGTTCTCGTTGACTTCAATCATTTGAGAGCCATCAGCAATAACTTTAATTTTCTCCACAGCCTACACAACCTTCCCTAGTACACTAAGACGGCTGTCCAGTATTGTTTTTACAATATCGTCTCCATAGATTCCTGTTGCTCCTACCCTGTAAGTTCCAGGCGGCAATGTATTTGTTAATCGCCCCGAGAGTGTGATCGAGACTTGACCTGGCACGCTTATATCAATGTTAACTCCTTCTGTAAGCATGTCTATTTCTATGTCTCCCCTACTCAACTTAAACTCAACATAGGTAATAGTAATCGGACTTCCAAGGCTGTCTGCAACAGTAATACTTAGCGGAAACGTGTCTCCTTGATAGACACTAAACACACAGTTCACACACCTTCCTAAATTAATGTTACAACCACTGAGTCTGAAATATTTAAGTTGTAGCTTGCCATGACTAAAGAATCCATAAAGTTCTTTATAAGAAAATAATTAATCCCACCACCTCCTCCAGCCTCAGAACTTAAATTTGTTGTACCGTCAGGAAATATCTGTCCGTAACAGACATCTCCAGCGTAAAAGCTGAGAGTGCCATCATCGCTTAGATTCATATAATTACCTGGGACATGAGCTTGAAATCGCATTCCATCAGTCGCCGTGTTTATATGGCATTGGCCACCTGAGTCGTTAGGTTTACCAATCTCCAGCGTATTACCACAGTTGAGAGTTCCAGAGATATTTAAAGTTTCAATTTCGATAGCGTTGATTTGTTCAGCGGTTAGACTACCAGTATATATGTAGGTAGATCCGATTTTGGTGAAACCATTACCCAGCAGAGCTACTGAAGTATTATCCGCATCGGATGGCGCGAATTGAGGCTTATCAGTTATATTTCCCCATGACAAAACGACGCTTGGAGCAAACGTTACTTGATCCGTTGCACCATCGTAGAGTATTTTCCCACCGATATTTAAAACTTCATCGTCTAGTCCAATGCTTAGTTTTCCAGTTTTGCTTGAGATGGTACCCGTCTTGATTAAGCTTGCTGTCAGAGTTCCAGTATCCATAAAATCAGCAACGATATGTCCATCAGCTGTAATTGCTGTCCTGAATGGCCCATTGTATCCAGTTCCCGAATATCCAAGTCCTCCTTCATTCCAGCGCCAAACCCTTGTTGCGGTGTTTATATCCTCAGTATCCATAATGAGCAGCTCGCCATTGCGTTTGATTACATATCCTCCAAGCGCAGAATTGATTTGAGTTGTTGCATTATCGATGGCAATTTGCAAATCCGATTTATCTTGGGCTTGCTGATTGCTAATTGTGGTAATTGCTGTATTTATGTTTGTAGCAAAATTAGGTTTAAAGCTACCAAGCTCGACCTCTTCAATCCGATTCGTCAGTTCATTTTTCTTTAGACGAATAACCTTGCACTTTAGATTAATATCAAGCCTAGAATGCCTAATGGTCACTGTATCGCCCATGTAAACTGTCTCAAGGATTGCATAGTTCGCATATTCCACCGTTTTGGTAAGCTCAATAAAATCAATTACGTAATTCACAAGGGGTTTATCATTCTGATTCAGATATGTTTGCCCTACAGACCTCAGGTCTTCGAATGTCTCACAATCCGTGAACTCAATAGATTTTACAATCGGATGCGGATAGCTATTTATCAAGGTGCTGTCGATATACTTTTCTGGGAGAAGTAATCCATCCTTCCCTATTGGCATGAGTCTTGTTACCACACTACCCATGTCCAAGGTTTCATCTATTCCTATGATATTTTTGCCATAAGAAATGAGTACCCCTCTGTCCATTCCCCGAGCTTGAAGCAGTCGTATAGTAAAATTATCCCTGACCAACTCACCGCCATAGTTTGAAATGACACTACTGTTACCCATAATGGCATCCACAGGATTTTGCTTATCTATAGCATAGGTCTTTGAGCCATCTATATCGGACATTGATGTAAAACTGTGAGCATACTGAGTGTTCGAAAGTATCGCATTCAAAACACCCGCACCGTTTAGATTTCCAATGCTGCAACTCTCCACGAAATTGTCCAGAAGGTCATAAAAAATATGCCTAGCATTAACCTTAATACCAGACAAGGTCTTCTCTTTATGATAGATTCTGAACAACTGACCATTCGCTTTTAGAATATTTCCTTCTATTATATAGTGCCATTTCCCACGGGCATCGATGGGGTATTCTAACTCAAGTTCATATTTCCCGTTGAGTTCTTCTTCGATAAAAGCGGCCTTGCAGTCACTTAAGACTACAAGGCCGTTATGGTTGAAATTCGTTTCATTTGAGTCATAGAGATTAATCATTATAACCACCGCCAGTTCGGGGTGATTTGAATAGAGGTAACTGTTCCGCTACCACTCCAAGAAATACTATTATCTCCAGGTTGCAAGATAGGGAAATCTCCAAGCATTTTACTGTTCAGGAGAATTGTTTCCTTGTAAGCGTCCTTTAGGACACTGTCAATTGTGATGTGACCATCTACGGCGGTTAGATGTATATTGGCTTCATTTATAGTCAAGGTTATGTCTCCACTGCCTGTCACCACTAAGATTGGTTCACTTTCAATGGTTCCGATATTTGTTACAGTTCCAGAATCGATTAATGTAATAACATTGTTGACTGTAGAATACTTAAACGGCTGACATCTGAAATTTACAAGGAATTGTCCAAAAATCTTATATTCCTGGCTAATATCAAATTGATCAGAAACATGGGCAATATAATATTTGTCGGTTTGATTGCTTAATATTAATTGCCCCTCTCCATAATTAAGCCAAGCCTTGATTGCATCTGCTTTATCCGCAACATTATCATCTTTAAAGCTACATTGAATGGGAATGATTATATCCTTATAGCTTGCGTCATCTACTTTTAAACTTCCACTTCTCCCTGGCACTTCGATGTATTGGATGTTTCTTTGTGGTTTCGGGATGAGAGGTCGTTTCTCAATGATAATTCCATAATCAGTAAAACTATCTTTATTTAAAAACTTGAAACTATACAAGTTTAACCTCCTTTCGCTAATACCGTTTGTTTCCAATAGAATCCAAGTTTATGAGCTAATTCTTGTATGTCCATGTCATTTGCTATGACTATTTTGTCAGCACTCAGCAGTGCTCCATATGAATATGAATTTCCAGAAGTTGTTCCTGTTCCTTTTATACTATTGTTTAAATAAGCATGACTCATGGTTGGAACTGCTGCACTTGCCAAAGATTCTGCTTGTCTTGATACTTCACTGACAGTATTGGACATTCCCTGAGCAAGACCAAGTCCAACTCCTGCCCCTAATTCCATCATGACTTTTGATGGAGAATTAATTCGCAATGCACCCCGTATTTTTTCTTTAATTCCTTCAGCGAGATCAGAAACTACGTTAGTGACACGATATATCATGGATTTTATCCCATCGATTAAACCTTGAATGATATTTTTCCCGTATTCAAGCATTTTTCCAGGAAGACTTGTGATCCAATTGATAGCACTAGTAATTCCTGCTACTATTGCGTCTTTGACATTAGTTACGGTGTTTACCACACCATTTTTCATGTAATTAAACATATCCACGGCAATGTTATAGAGTTTTTGAGGTAATTCTCTAAACCACTCAATAAGTCCATTCCAAATATCTTTAGCTCCCTGAATAATTTTATTGAAATGATCAATTATCCAAGCTTTAAAATCTCCCCAAGCAGTTGTTGCCGTAGTTTTTATGTTAGTCCAAAGATTTTCTAAGTAAAGTTTTATTCCATCCCAAATCTCAGAAGCTTTAGCCTTGATTGCATCCCAATTTTTATAAAGAAGAACTCCTATTGCTATTAATCCTGCGATTGCGGCAATCACAATTCCTATTGGACTAGCGATTACAGCCATAACCGCTCCTAAAGCTGGAAAGGCCGTCGTCAAAATCGCTATTCCAGTAGCACCTCCAGCAATGGCAGCACTCATAGCACCGATTGCTCCAACTATACTGCCAATAATCGTAATCATGGGACTTAGGATCGTTAGCAAAGGCCCGATAGCAGCAACTATGCCAATAATAGCCAGAACTGTTTTTTGCCCAGCCGGTGACAGATTCGTAAACCAATCCGCTAAGGATTTTATTGCCGGAGCTATGGCGTTTTTTATAATGTCTGCAAGGGGTAAAAGAGCTGGCCCAATAGCCATTTGTAGCTCACGCATAGCCTTGGTTAAGGCTATACCTGGGTTATTGTCATGCGTTGCCTTGGTGGCATCTTCTGTAGCACCCTTGAAATCGCCAATTCCTTTAACGCCATCAGCCATTGCTACTATAACCTTCGAGCGAACATCTTCCCATTGTGTGCCAAACAAAGCAGTACCAGCGGTATTTTGTTGTATTGGATCTTTTATGGCAGCCAGCGCAGCAATAGTAGCAGTAAATGCTTGCTGTCCCTTTTCTCCTCCTTGAGCAATTGCAGCTCCCATATGCTCCGCGTTTAATCCTATTGCTTGAAATCCTTCAGCAGTTGTTTTACTACCGTCCTGGGCACGAATATTAAATTCTTTAACCGCATCGCCGACTTTGTCTAAATTGAAAGCTCCTGCTTGAGCGCCAGAAATAAGAATGCCTAACATTTGATGAGCTGACGTGCCCATAGTAGAAAATTGTGGTGAATACTCGTTCAAGGTATCAAGCAATTCACCACTAAAGTCTCCGCCTTTTTGAAATCCCACAGTAATTAGATCAAGAGCCTCCTGACTACTGATACCGAAGTTTTTCATCATGGTTCCGGCTACCTTTGTACTGTCTGCTACGTCTGCACCAAAGATATCTGCAATCGTCATAGCGCCTTCCGTAACTTTCTGCATATCATCGTCAGCTAAGTTACCCATATTTGTTCTTACACTGCCAATTGCTTCAGTAACGACATCAATGGTTTCTCCGAATCCATTTACCCAAACTGCTTGAGCTACAGCTTCTAGCTCTGCCGCCGCTTCAGTCGTGAGTCCTAAAGAGGCTTGCAACTTGCCCTGAGCGTTTTCCGCATCTATAGCTCCTTTTAGCATTAATCCACCAGCTGCAACGATCGGAGCCGTAACACCTACAGACATTGTTTGTCCGACACCTTTTAATTTTTCACTGACATTATTTAATTTTTCTGCATTGTTTTCAGCAGTTTCACCGAGGTTGTTAAGCGAGTTGTTTGTATCACTTATTCGCTCTTCATATCGTCTAAGTTGTTGCTCAGTAGCAGCTATTTCACGCTGAAAAGCTCTGTATTGTCCTTCATTGATTTGGCCTCTTTCAAATTGCTCATTCACTTGCTCCTGCGCACTCTTTAGCCTATCGAGCTTTTCCTTAGTATTTTCTACGGCATTGGTTAATAATGTTTGCTTTTGAGCCAGTAATTCGGTATTCGTCGGATCAAGTTTAAGTAGTTTTTCAACTTGCCTAAGCTCACTTTGAATATCTCTACTTTTTTTATTCACGTCACTTAACGCTTTGGATAATCCAGTTGTATCCGAACCAATCGCCACATTAATCCCTTTGATTGTTTCAGCCATATCTCTCACTCCTTTCTGAACAAAAGAAAAACGCCTGATTAAGGCGTTTTCTTGCTTTTGTCCTAGTCATATTGCTTTTTCCTAGTCAATTAGCATAAAAAGAATCTATATCCTTTTGTGTGGCAAGTCGCGATTTATCCTCTTCCACTCCAGCATATATTTTTGCATAGGCAAGCAAGTCTTTTACTCGAAATTCATTGATCTCAGCTATTGACAGTCTTGACCGTTTGCCGATCGCTATTAATTCTAAGTCAAGCCGTTGTTGATCTCTATCATTGTTTGATTGGTTGCCCTTGCTTTCCTCTACGAAAAAAGCCATTTGCAGCTTCCTCCATTGCTGCAGAAAGGAGAGATGGGTCAGAGAAATCAAAACTTGTAAAGGTTGAAAGCCAAGTTTCAAAGCTTGGGAATTGGTTTGGATGTGCATCAGCTTTAGCCATCGCCCAAATTAGTTGTAACAAAGCAACACTGTCTAGCTTAGATGGATCTGATTTAATGGCTTCCATTTTTACTAGATCACCCAGGAGATCCGATTTAAATTCTTGCTTGTAATATAAAAGGGCTAGAGGAGTTGCTCTAACCCTGACATTCATTTCACCAATATTTAATTCTTTCATTTTCTTATAACCCCACTGGTAACGTTACTGCATTAAAGAATGTGTTGTAGGCTGTAACATTGGTTGCTGAAAGTTCCATTGTGCCTTTAACGATAAATTTACCATCCACTTCTAGTGGTGTAATCGTCAGACTCAATGTATCCGTAGCTGGTTCAATCGATTCACCTTTTGTCTTATTTTCCTTAGCTGGACGACTGGCTTTGCAATTATAATAGACAAATCTACGGTTTTTCTCATCTCCTTCAACTTGACCGAGTAAAGCAAATTCTTTAGCTGCCCCATCTGCAATTTCTACTAACATGCCGTTTGAGTCAATTTGCCAACCGAGCATCTCAGCAAGAACACTATCCGGCACTAGTGCCATTTCCAGATCCCCTGTATATCCATTATTAGACGTTGTAACATAGTATTGCTGGTTATCAGCATAGAAGGTGTTATCTTTTCCTTCTGCTTTTGGTTTCCAGCTGACAGCACCAGGAATTGAAATAGGTGTTCCCCAGGACGTAGTACCAGACGTTCCATTTGTGGATGATCCGACTGTTACACCAGTGTCCCCAACAGTAACGGCAATTGCTAAAGTAGCATCATTACTTGATACTGCTTTAGTTTTCAAGGTAATTACCCCTGCAACATAACCAGCACTAAAGACTGCACTAATTACTGAATCGGTAATTAATACAGTCACAATAGCAGCAGCAACTTTTGTAACCGTTGTGTGGGTTTCAGATGCCAACGGTACAATCACAGACTTTGGGGAACTCGCTCCAAGTAGCGTTGCAGCTGTTACAGTTACGGTTATTTCCCCATCCATGGTGCAAGGTGCTGTTATTGCAATGGTCTCAGTTTGGGTCTCCCCTTTAAAGGCAACATAGACATTTTCTAATCCGTAAGTTACTTTATTTGCCATATAGTTCATCCTCTCATTATTTGTATTTTATAGAGTATCTGCCACATCTTTTCTGTATCAAGCCAAGCTTCTAGTTTGCTATACGGCAGACGTAATTCTTTAAGTTTATCTTGGACTAATTGTTCTTTGGTTAGGTCTTTTTTAGGGGTATAAAGTTCAATCTGAAAATTACTAATCTCTATATAATTTTGATTATCCGCTTTAAAATCAGCGTCATCCGTAAACTGGTAACAAATAAATGGAGGAGCTGGTACAGGATTTTTAGGAGTCCCGATAAATTGCCCATAGGCTACAGGCATTCCAAGACTTACAAGTGCATTAAACAAGTCTGTTTGTGTCATCCTCTACCTCCATTTTGGATAATCCGTTTAATATGATCCGTAAGCTGTTCTCCATATTTCTCATACGCTGGTATTAAGTGCGGAAAGGCGGGAACTCGCCCACCTCCGCGTTTGGCATGACCAAATTCCAGCAAATGAACACGCCGATAATGCTTTTTGTTCCAGATGATGCGCTGGGTCTTGCCTTCTTCATCGTTACTCGACTTTTTGAACCCCTTGGTATAGTCACCGCTTTGATCGTCATAGGGGTGATTGCTTTTAACCTCAGACAGAACTTGATCGGCAACCTGATCGACCTTTTGGACAATAGCTGCACTAACATCTTCTGTGTACTCTCGAATCATATTTGTGATCTCGTCAGCCATTTGATCAATACTAATATTATCCATCGGCGCTCACGCTTTCACAGGACAAGCTAGTCTTTTCTCCTTTGGTCTCAGTGCGGATAATCCTGAAGTTGATGCCCTTATGTTTCAATCGATCTTCGCCAAAGTATTCACGAGTATATATTTCAAACTTCTTTGTTGGACGAATCCCTGTCGTGGCAGCATTATAGAATTCGTATGATCCTAAAACAAGTTCTTCAGCAAAGACCAAACGCTCAGACGGAGTCTCCATCTGGTTTCCAATATCGTCTTCGCTTATAGTGATGCTGATAAGATAAAGTTCCTCAATATGCCTCATCTGCGTCAACTCCTAAACGATTAAATAAGCGTCAACCACTTTACCATTGAGAGCACTGTTAAGATCCATCGTGTTGCTTTCAATAGCCGTTACACTTACTGTCACGGTTGGAGCAGTTGTTTCAAGTGTGTTATCAAGATAGGCAGACAAGACAGTGTTATGAGCAAGTTTATAGGGCAGTCCCAATTTATCGCCCCAGCCAACACTTACCGTATCTGTACCTACATGAGTTTCTACTGGCAAATCAATATAAGAAACTGTTTTAAATGCCTTGGTTCCTTCAACAGCTGTTGATCCGTTTAAGGCTATTGTTTCTGTAATTTCTTCACTTACATAATTCGTTCCAATAATAACAACATCACCGACAATTCCTGAAGCATTTCCTTTCACGATAATATTTCTGGGTACTGCCGGATTGGTGATCCCCGCAGTAACTTCCTGAACTTCTGCCGTCAATGTAACTTCAGCAAGGATTCCTGTATTACTTGATGCTACGGCATTAGCTGCACTTACCTTAACGTGTGCTAAATATCCGCGATCAACGGAAATACCTTCTGAGTCAGTCTGAATTTTTTGGCCCATTTTATGATTATATGGATACATTTTTTACCTTCCTTTCTTTAATTCATAGCAAGCTGGGTTAGTAAACTATTAAAGGCGGGAGAGAACTTAATCTCCCCGCCCTTCAGATTCCACAGGTCAGCAACACCCATCACAATAATTCCGATAGCTAAGTCGTCTTCCAATGTTGCCTCAAGCACGCCGCCACGCTTCATAAATGACTTTACTGCCAGCAGTTTTTGAGTCAACACTCCATCAAAGGTGGTGCTGTCTAACTGGATATTCAGTCCTTTTTTGCACTCAATCAAGAGTTCATCGTCAGTCATTTATATCAGCTCCTTACGTACCTTTTTTAATAATGACCACACCATTTGGATCAATAAGTTTTCCGTCGCAGATAAGGATCGCCTTATCAACCCACTCGTTAGTATCATGATCGAAGTACCTAAACATGGTCATTTGCATATTGCTATTGAGTCCATAGTTTTTCAAATTGCAATAGATGGCAACCACATCACCCGTGGCAGCATCGTCATAAGGGGCGATTACGTCATCTTCAACCTGTATAACTTCCTTCCCGCCAAAGCGCTCTTGGGTTCCGTCGACAATACCATAATTAATTCTTCCAACTGGCTGACCATTGGCATCCACCATTCCATCGATGTATCCTTCAAAGGTTCCCGATGCCATGATAAAGGCTGCCCCTGCTTTGTACTTAAGCGGCATTTTGGCAAACACTTTCTTTTTCCATTGATCCCAGGCCAAGAAATCGGACGATGAAAGGGTTACGATTTGACCAGCTGGCACTCTGGTATCCGCTGTGATGCCAAGGCATTTTCCCGTTCCGTTTCCGCTAATGATTGCAAGGTCTAATCCTTGAACCATGGCTTCCACGATAAGATCGGTAATGGTGTTTTCAAACCCGCTCAGAGTGGTTGTATCAGCAAGTAGAGAAACAGAAACTTTACATTCCAGTCCATAGTAACTGAAAGAGATGTTTGTATTGGCTGTAACCTTTTTCTTGTCAGAAGGAGTGCTTTCGCCAATCCATGTTGCGGTTGGTTTCAATGACAAGATAGGAATTGTGACACCGCCTTTGATGTTAAGCTTTCTTACCCGACTAAATATTTGACCATACTCAGTGACTTTTCGAATTACCTCATTAAGAATGGTGGTCGGAATAACTGCGCTGACATCTGCAGTTGTCGTCATTGCATCTGTTCTGAGTTCTGGAGTAATTTCACCTGTTTGAGCAAACTTCATGAAGGCATTTCTGTATTCAAGTGATGCATAACGATCCGCTGTTTCCTCGGCTCTTTGTGAAGGTACTTGAGCTTGTCCTCCTCCACCGACTCCATAGGAAGCAAGGATTTGTGTTTTTCCGATAGGTAGCTGGCCTCTTTGTTCCAGAGGATCACCCGCTCCAGCATTGGTATCTTCATCAGGTATCCCGTCAATCATGGTACGCAGCTCTGTAATCTCAGCGTTGAGGGTTTCAAGATTATGATTAATGCTGCGAAGTTCAGTTATATCTGTAGCGACATTAGCCTTAGTTCCAAGTTCTGCTTTTCTTGCCTCTTTTTTAGCAATCATTTCTAAGAGTTTCTTTTTCATATTATTTTCCACCTTTCATTAATATTTGACTTCTGAGTTTTAAGATTTCCAGTTCCTGCTCGTTCTTTGAGTTATCCAACTTTGACCTGGCATTATCCAATACCATTGCCGCATTATCCAATGCGCGCGGGTCACGAGCATTTATGTCAGTTCCAGTGTAAGCTGGAAAATTGACCGCACTTACCTCACGGACACGAGCGATTTTTAGAATGTGTCTGATCGGCATATCCGTATCAAGACCTTCCCATCGTTCTTCGCCCACATAAAAAATAAAAGACATCCCATTGATGTCTTCACGCTTAACGGCACTATATAAACTTTTAGCCTCTGAGTTGTTTTCGATATCTAGGTTTGCTTTGATATACAATCCTCTATCGTCTAGCCGAAGCAGCATGGTTGAATTCCCATTGTTTCTGCGGCTTCTGGCTAACGGTATCTCTTGCCAATTATGATTTGCACTAAAGAGCACATCATCAAAATCACACTCGTCAAATGCTCCCCGCTCAATAACTTCTTTGAACCAATCCCCAATGTTCGTTATTTGTCCATATACCGCCGGATGGCCTTCTATATAGTTTCCTTCATCGACTGCCCTGAGATCGTCAATGCCAAAACTTCTTACTACCGGCTCCTCTTTTATCGGCAAATTCTTTTTAGCCATTTCCATTTCCCCCTTGTGTGTTTATTTGCGGTGACTTTGCCCGCTGCATTTGGTATTCATTAGCGTAAGATACATCAATATAATTTAAACTCATCGTCCGTCGACTACCGCTCCCGTCTGATAGTGGAGGATAACCTAGGATTGCTAACTTTTGATCATCCGTTAACAATCCTTGCTCCCCGACTGTCTTTAATAGATTTAACTTTGATGACGTGCTGAGATACATCATATCTTTTTGATAGAAGATTATTTCATTGCCAACATCTAACTCGCGTTGAGTAAAGACCGTTTTTGAAAACGCTTGTCCTAGACCTATTAATATTGGCTCTAAGGTCTTTTCATAAAATGCCTGGTATTGATCATCTGTGTAATCACCTGAAAGGATCGGCATTGAAACCCCGTACCAATTTAGAACTTTGTTTTGTAAAAATTCCATGGTGTCTTTGTCAAGCAGCTTTGGGCTGATATCCACGGGAATAAATTCCCCTTTTAAATCCAGTGGTAAGATACTTGTATCCCCAGCTGCGATGGCCGTTTCAAATCTAGCACGCTCTGCTTGCTGCTTTTCATCGTCAAGCATGGTATTAATTTTAAGGATTCCACGAACGGATAGACTGGTTTTGATTGCCTTTCCAACTCCTTGGAGCACTGTATCATTAATATCCAAGACTTTAAGTAACGCCGCATTGTCTGGCTGACCGTTAAGCCCACCGCCCATAATGTCATTCAAAGAGAATTTTTTTCGCAAATGAATAACATCAGAGTATGCTAACGTAAAGGATTGACCATTGGCAAAATACATTTCAACATAGAGTTTTCCGGTTGTATCCTGCAGGAACGTGACAAGAGTAGGGTTCAGTGGGTAAAATCCTGTGTAATATCTTGATGTATTTCCTCTGGAATCCGTTTGAACTTCGTAGGTCGGGTAAATGAAGCAGTTATAATTCATAAACAACTGCCAGATAATCTTTTCTATAAAGTCCCTGGTTGTCATTAGCTCATTGGGTGCAAATTTAAAGAGTCTATTAAGACTGCCTTTTGGAACGTGCTGCATTCCGTCGTTACTGGTGAATATATGTCGCGGCTGAAGCTTACTGCATTCCGTGGCGATCACTTCGATACACATCTGAACGATGTCTGATGCATAGATGTTGTTCCCAAACTGGCTGAAGATTGGACTTAAGCCGCCGAGGAATTTAGCATATTGCATTTGTCTCCTGGCATCTTTCGAGAATACACTTTTTACAATATCCATTAATGCCACCTTATCACCTCACAATCTCCATAATAATTTTTTGGTTCTAGCTGTTTGCCACAAGTCTCATGTACTCAGTCCTATACTGCATTAAAACGGCATGACCGATAATCATAGTTACGGTTCCGTCAATTCTGTTTTCTGGTTTCCCTTGTACCTTGACTGGCATAATTAAACCCCTCTTGTCCATATCAAATGCTGTGTTTCCAAGACACCATTTGTCGATGGGGTTTGCTCCATAATTAATTAGCTTACTAGTCAAATCTGCTTCCAGTAATTTCATGGGCGTTGACATGACCTCTCGTTTCTGGGGTATTCGTTCCATATCAAAGCCAGTGTCTTCCATATCTTTAACCCAGTATTTAGCGAGAGCGTTATCGTAGCCGATTTTATAAGGCTTAATACCCAGTTGTTTTACCAAGTGTATGAACCAATTTGTTACATAGCTAAAGTCGTTGTCATTGCCTGGGCAAATCTCTATGAAACCTTGTCTTGCCCATTCTAAATAATCCACACCATCTGGACTTTTCTCGAGCTTACTTTCCGGTATGAAGTATCTCTGAAGCATATATTTTGTATTGTCATTTTGACGCATGACTGTCATCCTTGCCGATAGCAGGTCTGTTGTTTCTGCAAGGTCAACTGAGCCAATACCGAAACATCCGCGTAATATTTCCGAGTCAAAGGTAGCATCATTCGTTAGCTCTGCATCAGTGAGCCATGCGGCAGCATTATTTTGTTTGATATTAAAATCTTTGGCTAAAACAAAAGCGCGGGTTGATTTGCTTGTTCTTGCTTCATCAACCATGCGCCTTAGAAAACTCCACTTTTTAATTACCCCAAGCCCTGGATTGCTTTTTACCCAAGTCTTCTCGTTCTGCCAAATCTCCGCTTCACCGTCCTGAGTATAAATCCAGATGAGCCAGCGTGGTCGTTCGAGTTGTCCGTTTAACACTTGCCGTGCTTCAGATATCCTGTGGTCAAGGTAGCCATCATTGGTAAACCCTTCTGTTGTAAGTTCAAAATATAAAGGTTCATCCTGAGTTGATAGTGCTTGTCTGATCGGCATAATCGATGTGTCATCCTTAAGTTCATGTACCTCGTCGAAGGAACCGATCCCGATGTTTCTGCCTTCTTTTGCTCCTGTTTTAGAGGATATCTTTCGAATGTTCCCTTTGTTCTTATAAGAAAATTTACCAGTATGCTTAGGCTTTTGTGGATTACCAAAGAAGATCCCTTTGATATTCTTGCGAGTTACTTTACTTAAGGCAGTACTTTCCTCTCGCATAGCATTGATGGCTTGAAACATAAGATCCGCTTGCTCATAGTCATTACTTGAACATAAGATTTTGATTCCCATTGGCCCGCAGAAAAACTCGGCAATATCTATGGCAGCAACTAGAGGGGTTTTGCCATTTTTCCGACCAATGACTAAGAGGACATCCTGATACAGTCTTATCCAACGACCAACCTCTTCATCGTAAATCTTAAAGCTATAAACAGCCTCGATAAATGCCTTTTGAAACAACATTAAAATAAAGGGCTTACCCGCAAATGGGGCTTCATAGTGTTTACATTGGGTCTGAATGAAATGGATTCGCTTGTGAGCATCCTCAAATTCAACTCTAATGTCTGGATTATTAAAGTGAGAGAGCAATATATCGAGCATCTGCATTAGCTCATGACCGATTATGATTTCTTGGCTTTTGCATTTGCCGATATATTCTAGTAGCCAAGAGTGAGTGCCGTTATGTTCTGCGATCATTCAAACTCACTTAATCCATCATCGAGATCAAGGATATTTTTAGAAAGCACCCCATTAAGCGTCTTAATAACCACGGAATAACTATTGATATTTTTAAGGTATTGTTTCGCAGTTTCAATAGGCTTCTGGATATCTGGATGTTGGGGATGGACTTTGATCATGCCTGTTTTAGATATCGCTTCTTTTAGCACCTGATTTTCGGCAAATAAAAAAGCGGCATCTTGTATCAATCCTTCTACAAGACACCGCTTGGGTTCTTCCACATCTCTAAATATCTCATTGAGCTTTACCAGCTCTTTTTCATATATATCTTGTTTTATCATGTTTCCAAAAACCTCCAATGAATTTCAAAATTCTTGCTGTGTATGAAAGTTGCCCCCCTTGCACGGTCCCCTGGCGATGTTTTAGAAACCTTGATGGGGGGGCTATGCTTTATAAGTATCAAACCAATTCTCGATGTACTTCTTCCATTCATCTTTCCTGTATCGCCTATCTTCATCCTGTTCTAACCTTCTCAGGCACTCTTCTTTACTTACATCGCAAAAGATCAGTTCTGCTCCCAAGTCCTCAGCCAGTTTCTCACGCTTATATCGATCAGCATATCCTCCGACCACCCACGCATCATTCCACTTGCCATGCCGCGTCTTGATATTATCTATAAGTAAGTTATGGATGCCAATCACATTGCTAAAGAGATTATTAGGTTTGTCATAAACCTGAAGCAAAGACACTGCGGAGTATAACCTATCAATATCGACAACCAAATCCCCACGATGCATATTTTCCCTGACATATGTACTCTTTCCAGACAACGGAGCACCGAACACTATGTAAACGTTATGCTCTGGTTTGTAACCAAAGCGATTGTGCTCTTTATCATGACAGCCATGGCAGACTATTAAGATGTTCTCTGGGTTAAGACTGATATTATAATCTCTCACGTTCTCTGGAGTTAACTCCTTGATGTGATGTAATATGCAATCAGACGAATTTGCTATTACCATCTTGCACTTTTGACAGACTGGCCCACGCTCTGCAATGATTGCTGCTCGGAACTGCTGCCAGGATTCGTGAGCATAGAAGCTTTTAAGTACTGCATATTTAGCCATGCTAATAACTCCACTTTCTTATCGATAAACAAATAGAACCCACAAGTAAGACACTAAAAATAAAAAAGTGCTAACATAATTGTTAACACTTAAAAATTTAAATCAAACTTACCAGATATTTTCACTTATAAATTTCAATTGATTTTTACATTTATCTACAGAAACATTAACTGAAACCCTAACTCTATCTATACTCTTAGTTTCTCCTCTTTGTAATAGTTCAAGTGGTTTTGATAATGCTGATGAAATTCTTCCTGATCCCAAAAAATCATCTAGCATACATATATGATTTGCTGGATCGTCTGTAGTTAGTAAATTTCTATTCATATTCAATACTTCATATACTTTTTTTAAATAAACCTTGGTTTGTTGATTAGGTTGGTTCTTAGCACCTGCTGTTGTTGACCATCCACAATGAGTTAAAATAACCATTTGTATTTTAGGAATATGCTCATCTGAACCCAAGTATTTTCTGAATTCACTTGATGGTGTTTTTAAAGTTTCAATAAGTAACTGCAATGAATTTACTGATTGTTGATCTGTTCTAACTGGAATAATCAATGCATCCGTTGCATACCAAGCCAATTGAGTACCTCCAGGCAGAAATGGTGAGGTATCTATTAGGCATCTATTAAGGTTATTTCTTTCCAATTCTTTATCTAATTCAGTTCGTAATGAATATATAATGCTTGAAATAACCTGTTCTCTTTGGGGTGACATAAGTGCCTTTGCTTGATTGATTGCTGTAATCAATTGTGATGGTAGCAAGTATAATTCAGCGCTTGAAGGTATGTAAAAAGATTTCTTATTTTTAAAATATTCATTTGTCGCTCCGATAAATAAAGACGCATATGCCGACTTTCCTAGACCTGGTATTAAATATGGTAAGACAACATCCCTTACTGTAACATTTGAATTCGTGTAATACTTATTATCAAAAAAATATGATAAATTTCCTTGTGGACAAGTATCCACTGCTAACATTTCATCCGTCAGGTATGCCAAGTTAAATGATAAAGTTGTCTTCCCAACTCCTCCTCTCAAATTACCAATTGTATACTTATTGAATTTAGGTAATCCTAATAGACTACTTTCACCTTCTGCAATAGCCTCTTGTCGACCCATAATTTTATTTGTATCGTCCATCACCAAAAACCCCCTTAAATATCAATATTTCTTAACTAGATTAACACTTTTTGTTATAATATGCAATACTAATACGATCGATAGTCGTCCCTCACAAGATTAAAATGTAATTGCACAACTGCTCCACCAATAAAAAATATCGCCCCACATTTCATTGTGAAGCGATATATCTGGTTTGAGTTTCTTCTTAAGCATCAATTGCAATATATTGCTTTTTAATCCCATCGATCAACCCATGAAAATCATCAGTATTTGAATCAAGCTCTTCAGTACTATTCCAAAACGCATCCAGTTCTTCTATCATACCAACTATTTTGAGCACATCTCCTTTGGCTTCAGCTTCACCCAAGACTACTTCTTTTTCAAGGATAGTGACAAGCAGTCCGCTCATCATTGCTTGGTAAATCTCCTTATTCATTTTTGGCACCAGCCTTCCTAAAGGCTCCATTACCCTCAAGATTAGCAAGCAAAGTCTTCCTTGTTGCTTTGAACTCATCGCCAATCATCCCAAGTCTGGTTAGCCAAGTCCTGAATGCAAATTTGGGATTCTCTTCTTGGGCTGGTTTGAAAGATGCATGTTTGAGCGTTAAAGCATTTTTGTTAATATGAACAACAAGGTCTATAAAGGCAGCTATCTTGTCTTGATTCAAATCTCCAGTAGGAAGCTTGAAAGTGAGTATTGCTTTTTCAAAGTCAAAAATAGGACCTTTGCATCTCTCTACCCCTACCTCTTGGATTGAGATTTCAAAATTCCCTAAGTTGCTGGTATCCTTTTCTGCTAAGTCTTTTGCAAAATTCTCATCAAGCATGAGTTCTTTCAGGTCAAAGGCTTTAGCAATTAGCTTCTGTTTACTGGAAAGCATATTTACTAAGTTCCTTAAGGTTAATGCGGTATGTTCTCCAAAGGGAATCGCTACTTCTAAGCCATCTATTGGTAGCTCCTCAGGCTTTTCTTGAACTTCAGTTTCAATCTCTAGTTCATGCAATTCTGGGTTTAGAACTGATTCAAGGGTTAGCTCATCTCCTTTCGAATTCTTGATTGAGCCTGCTCGATCAATGATATAGGCTTCATCCTCAGTTTGAATCAGATATGCAAAACTTGGCGCTCCCATGTACTTTGGCTTTACTCCAAAATGTTCCCATAATGCTTTGACGATTTCTTTTCTTTCCATAATGTAAACCCCTCCATCGCTTAATTTGCCGTACACCATTAATCACTCTGTATGCACATTAAATCAAGCGGAATGATGGGTTTTTAGAAAATAAAAATGAGCAAAATTTGGACAATTATACAGCTTCCTGCTCAAATTCAAAATGTCAAATATTCTGCACATAATAATTTAGATATCTAATCTTTTAGATATTTCACGCAAATTATCACGTGATAAAAAATCTCTTATTATTGCTTGATCATTCAAAGGGATACGTTTAAATAAATTGATATCGTTTAATATTAAGATGTTGCAGAAGTGGTTTATGGTCTTTGCCCAGGCACTAGCATTTTCCTGCATATCTTTATCGCAATAGTATTCGTCATAATTCTTTAAACAGGTACATAAATCTTGGGTCTCAATCACACCATTTGAGTGGACAGTTAGACAACAACCAGAATAAATTGACTTAATTATTTCCCAATTATTATGCAAGTATTTATCATTTATTGAGTATTCGAAAATGGTTTCAAACACATCAGAGACCTTTGATATTGATCGAATATTAGGAACATATATCTCCATAAATCTAAGAAAATCTTCAATTGATTTTCTTAATAAAAAATTCATGATATTAATGTCTTTATGAACACTAACATGGATAAGCGACAAAATATTTAAAATTATATCATTATAATAATTACTATTTTTTAAGTACTTTTTCCATATAATAAGAATCCAAAGAATTTTATGTATCTTTTTCAATTCAATGATATACTCCTGGCTCAATTCAAGATTATACATTTCTCTCAAGTATATCATTAGGTTGGAAAAGTCCTCCCTGATAGGCTTCATATAGTCTTCAGTTGGAGTTAACATATTTTATCATCTCACACTTAAAGTTTTATAGATTTGATTACATCTGACCAAGTTAAATCATCTTGCTTCCCGTCTATCACCGATATTATGAACCCGTATAATTCATTGAGATGTTCTTTAATATTTATATATTCATCATCCGCAAGGAAAAATTTTATTGTTCTCCCGATCATTAGTGGCCTGGATTTTTTTATATAATCAGCAAACAAGATTCCAAACTTTTTTTCCAAAAAATTTGCCACATCACCATTCCTTTTAAATAGCTTTTTCGAGCTAAGGAGTTCAGCCAAGATTCCAATAAACACAACCATATACTCATTAACACTTTTATTTGTTGTTTCTCCATCTTTCAATTTCACAAATAATTCATCGACTTTTTCTAATAACCCGTCTAGATCCTTTTTCATGCACTCACCCCCTGTTCGATTTTTTCAAGGAACTCTCTTGTAAGATTAACTATATCTGATTTAAATGTACCACCAATATCGTATAGGAACTCATGTTTTTCCGCATACCTTGGAACAGAGCTGGATTGTTGTATGTAATTTTCGAAAGCTGAAAACATATTCATATCCTTAATTTTATCTTTACAGTCTTGGTAATATTGATAGTTTTGTACCAATGTGAATATTATACCTAAACACTCAACTTTATTTGCCGCTGTTCGATTATGTCTTTGGATTATGCGCTTAAACAGATCAATACCTATGCTCGAAAGATAATCAGGCTTTACAGGCATGAGATAATAATTAGCTACTTGCAAAGCTGATGAGGTATAAACAGAATGTGTAGGTGGACAATCGATAAAAATAAAATCATATATTTGAGACAATTTATATTTTTGTATATAGTTTGAAAGGGTATTAACGACTGCCGGATCTCCTCCAAAAGATATGCTGGTAAGCGCCAAATTTCCCGCCATCAAATCCAGCTTGTCGTTCACGTTAAAAATAAGGGTATCTGGACTTAAATCAAGTTCCTCTGTTTCTTCTCCTGAAACGACACTAAAACTATCTACAGAATTTTCGTAAATGGAATTTACAGTCCGTTTTTCTTTTAATAGAGAAGTAAATGTGTTTTCCTTAATAAGGTATTGAGTAGCGTTTGCCTGAGGATCGAAATCAATTATTAAAACCTTTTTGTCAAACTCACGAGATAAACAGTCTGATAAATTAACACAAAGCGTTGTTTTTCCGACTCCACCCTTCATATTCATAAAGGATATAATATTTTTCTTATTATCCAT